ATTTTATTCTTAACTAGTTCTAATTGATAATCAATCTCTCTCAGTTCTTCATTATTAATCTTTACCTTCGCTCGCAGGTTATCATTCATCGTAGAGAAGATCTGAATGTCTAGAATGTCTTCAATAATTTCCCTCCTCTGTCCTAGAGGCATTCTCATAAAGGGAACAAATGTTGAGGCACCCAAGATTACAACCTGAGTAAATGATTTGAAGTTCATCTTCAAAACATTCTTTTCAAAATTCTTTTGTTGATCATTGACTGCTGCTTCTTGATTAAACAACTGTCCGTTTACTGATATCTCAAGTTTGTTTGGTTTGATAGCACGCATTACTTGGTATTCATTTTTACCAATCGTAAACTCTACTTCAACAACAGTATCCTTATCATTAACACTATTTACTAGAGATGATTTACTAATTTTACGAAAAGGTTTTCCAAACAAACCAAAAGTAAGGGCATCTAGAATGGTGCTTTTACCTGCTCCATTACTACCAACAATTAAATTAGTCTTTGCAACTCGAAGATCAACTTCCGAGAAGGTATTGCCTGTACTTAAAAAATTTTTCCAACGTACTTTTTCAAACGTAATCATAAACTGAGAGGTGGAATAATCAAATCGTCTTCTGAATACACAACATAATCGTGACCCATAGACTTACATGCTTTTATTATAGCATCTTTTTCAATCTCTATCACATCCAATTCTGGAGCCATAGGATCTGTACATTCATCTATTAGATAAACATAGCGTTCAGCATCTTCTTCTTGCTCAAACATTGGGACCACTTGACGGTCTGAAAGGTTAGCAAGAGAAAATACCTGTTCTGGTTTGCCTGTTAGAGTAAGAATATACACGTCATGTTACCTCACATGACTCTATGTATAATGTCTGCATCAATTTTTTTAGGTCGGACTTGTCTACGGATACCTCAACTTCGTCGATGTACTCATTGAGTAGAGTCAATGTATCCTTAACATCAATATCCGCATCATCATCAATATTTGAATCGACTAGAGTCTCAATAATTTTAATATCATGAACTCCTGCCCTATACATTCTATCAATGAATGAGTCAAACTGAGCATACTTTCTTTTTTCTTCAACGATAATCTTGATAAAGGAGTTCTTGTAAGGAGTTACATCTACTTTATCATAATCGGTTTCTATATCATTGTAGTAGATCTTGTGAAAGATTTCATATGGATTCTTGATCCAAGTTAATGTGTCTGCTTCTGTATCATAGATATGAAATCCTCTTTGATCTTTATAGTCATTCCAGTAAATTTGGTATGGGTTACCAAGATACTGTATGTTACCATGCTTTGATTTGTGATGGTAGTGTCCAGACCAGACACGATTAAATCTATGAAATAGATTTCTATCCATACCATGATCCATCATAAGACCAGGAGTCATCTCAAATCCAGCAAGTTCTAGATGACCACATAGGATATCTGCGTTACTGGTTTCAAGAATCTTAAGAACACTCTCTTTATTCTCCTTATTAATCCATGGAAGCATAAGAAAGGTTTTACTACCTAACTTAATTTCTTCTGCCTCAGCATAGACATTAATATTATCATACTTGTCTAGAAGTAGCTCTGGTGAATTAATCTTATTAGTGTTCTTATAATATGTGCAGTGATTACCAAGAATCATATGCACATTATAATCCTTTAATCGTGAGAAGTAATTATCTGTAATTCGATTGTAGGTATTGAAATCAATTGTTTTTCTATTATCAAAAGTATCGCCGCAATCAATAATAGTTTCTACACCTTCTTTTTCAAGAGTAGGAAAGAATATATTATCATAGAACTGCTGAAAGAATTCCCAGAACGCTGGGTTTCCTTTACGAGCATCTAGATGTTGATCAGTTATTACTGCAATCTTCATCTCTTTTCTCCCATTGTCTCGTCAGCGATTCCAGAAGTTGACCAGTCGGTTGCGACACCTTCCAGGTGGAATCTAGTGACTTCAATACAAACTTCCCTCGAATAGCAGGTGACGATTCCCTTACCATCTTCACTGTAGCTAGTCCACGTTCCAGAGCGTTGGCTCTCGATACGGAATCTTCCCCACGGGGTATCATTCCATTCATATGATTCGTAATCTCCACTCATTGTTGTTGCTGTTGTTCTTGTGTTCTGTTGTAAATAACAATCCGTTCATTCTCAATTGTAAATTCTAACACATCATCATATCCCCACATAAGTTCTTCATACAATGTATTAAGTCTCCTCATGTCCTCCCACAATTTATCACTCATCGGTTCATCCTGATCTCAATATTTTCTTTAATGGTATTCATCTCAGCAGAACCTGAGGTACCGCCACTATCGTCGATCTGCATAACAGATGCTGCATCAGAATGATCAAGGATTTTTTGTTTAATTTCGAGTTGCTTCTTCTCCTTCTGTATGCGACGTAGGAAAGCGTAGTAAATGATTTGAGTAAAGTATGCAAAAGGGTTCTTAGACTTCTCAGGATCGAAGTTATCAATGTACTGCAAGCAGTTTTCAATACCATCACAGATCATATCTTCTCTGAATGGATAATTAACAAAGTTTGGTTTATAGGAAAGGTGAGTTGCGATCTTTAAAAAGCAGTCACCAACATAGTTACTCACCCTTGGTTTGGGTTTGTCGTGTTCCTTTGCGTAAATAACTCTTTCCCTATAGGAAGTCATTGCTTCCAATAGTTCTTTGTTGTTCACATAGTATTCGGTGTTTTTACGCCTGACCATATATTTCCTTTTACATGTACCTATATTATCACAAAATCAAAACTCATGCAATAGGGGGCTTGACGAATCCTCATAAACTTAGTACAATAACCTTGTGAAGGTTCAAAGGAACATAGTATCTTAGCTTCCTTTGTATATCTTCTCAAGTAATTTTCTCGTTTGATCTACTGATCCAACGTATCCAGGTAGTATTTTTTCTGGATTACCATTCTTACCTTCATTAACATGTTGTGCTAAAGACTTTTGTTTCTTATCTTCTGATAAACATTTAAGATAAAAGTTCTCTACTTTCTTATCACACTCACTCATAGTAAGAATATGTTTTCTTGGTACAAGAAATAGATCTTCAAAAGTAGAATGTAACCATTCCACTAAAGTAAATCCTTGAATACCTTGTAGATTTTGATGTCTAGTTACATGTTCTACTTTCATTGGTTCACTTATCAGACACGTATCTTCCTCAGGCATGTAACAAATCTTACATATAATCTCTTCACCTGATACTAACTTTACTACCGCATAGAATTCTTCTTCCATATTCCTATCGTAAGTTTACTTTTATAACTTCATACTTGAAGTTTTCTGATTGGTAAATGTTTACTCTCTCGTTTAAATGTTTGAGAGTGTAGTTCCTACCATTGATATCGTCAGCGATATCGTATAGGGTCGCTATATCTTTTCCTTCTCCTTTACGTAAGACCCTTCCTATTGATTGTAAGTTCCTAACACGGGATTTACTAGGTGAGGCAAAGATAATGTTGTGTAATCGCTTTATGTTAATACCAGTGGAGAATGTTCCGTAAGAAGCGATAATGACTGCGTTATCTTCGGTTTCAGTTAAATGTCTTACCTCTTCTCTGTCTTCTACATCTGTTCCACCGTGAACAAAGAATATCTTCCTTTGCTCATCTACAGTATTATTTATCAATTCGTATAGCGGTTCACCATGTTTTTCGATATAATTAAAAAGAACAAGAGTGTTACCCTCTATATCCGCTACTAGATTCTTGATCAAGTTATTCCTTCCGCGATGCTGCACTAGGAAATCAATTTCTTCTTGATATGACTCAAAGTATTGCGGAGCATGATTACATAGTAATACCTTGATTCTAAACTTAGATAGGTAACCAGACTTGATTAATTCGTCAGTCTTGGTAACCTGTTTACAGGATCCAAACAATCCTTCTAGTACCCACTTGTGTGTCTTGCTACCATCAAGCGTACCAGTAAAACCAAATCTATATTTTGCATTATGTAATTTAGTCATAATGCCTGTTAGGGATTTGGATTTGAAGAGATGTGCTTCATCTCCTATTACACAGTCAATGTCGTCAAAGTATCTTTTAGGAAACTTGTAGATAGACTGCCATGTTGAAATTATAACTTTCTTTTCTGTTACTTTATCTTTTCCACTATAAATTTTATGAACATGAGCATCAGCATTCCATCCATACTCGTTGAAGTCGTTGACCATTTGCTCTACCAAAGAAGTAGTAGGCACGATGATGAGCGTTTTCTTGTTGGTAGCGCAATAGTATCTGACGAGGGAATAGATCATCAAACTCTTTCCGCTGCCCGTAGGGGAAAGAAGTAATTTACGATTATTCTTAAGTGCTTCGTAGACTGCCTCATACTGGTAGTCACGAGGTGGGACATTGCTTATCTTGTCCATAAAGAGTTTGACTCCTTCTAAAGATACAAACCCATTGGTATCACTAGCGTCACCGTACCAATCATTCTTTTCATATGCTACGGTGTATGCTCTTTCATCTGCCCACTCAAATAAATGGTCTAGTAAACCTCCATACAACTCACCATTTGCAGGAGAATATAGACGAATTGTTCCATCCCAGTACTTGTACTTGGGATTTCTTTTTAGAAACTTTGCTTCTGGTACTTCAAATGAAAAGTAATCAGACAACTCATGATGAATGTGAGCTGCTCCAGCGACAGTGACGTATACCTCATTTTTCTTTTTAATTACAATGTCGGACATTAGTCACTACCGTTTATAAATTTCTCCCACTGGATAGCAGAGTTAATCTGGAACCCACGACTGGAGATTTGTTTCATTACTTGATCTAAGAAAAATAGCATCTGATCAATGTACTTGACCTTTGCTTCTATGTTTATAATATCTTCGTCAGACTCAAGATAAACTTTCATCTTTTCTGAGGTTTTGATGCTGTTGCCGAATGGTTTTTCTGCATAGGTTTTAGCGTCAGCTTCTCCACCGTAATATTCTCTCTTCTGTCTTACAAGTTGCCTTGCTTGAAACTCCAAAGAGGTTTTAATTTCTGTTAGATCAGTGTAATGGTTTAAATATTTATTGTGTTGAAAAGGGATTTCAAGAGCTAACTTACCAAGATCTGTGGTATATTGTTTATTCTTAAATTGGAAATCTACTCCAGAGTCTTCTGCCCAATCTTCACGGATTTTATCAAAGCGATTACGAAGTGAATCAAAGTTCATTAAAGTTAGTGTCGGTTATCATGTAGTTGTGGTACTTGAATACAACATTTGCTGTAAAGTATTCTTGGTCGGTCACTGTAGCATCAAAGGGAACGGAAGTAATAGAGATAGGAAATAAACCTTTAAACACTATTGCTTTCTTTATTTGATAGTTTGAGGTAGTAATCAGTAACCGACCGTTACTGTACTCTGGTTCTCCTGGAACGATAGTAGAGTCACCACCATCATTTCCATTACGCCTGATCCATTTCTGTATAGAATTATAGTTTACTAGATCTTCATCTATAATAAACTGTACAGAAAAGTCCCCAAAGGTCACTCCTCCACCAGGAACGATGGGCACGGAACGGTACCTTGTAGGGACTTGTGTTACAGGCATTGTTATTTCTGGGATGTTTGCCTGCTGACAAAAGAAATCTACACCATCAAATAACTCAAGTTCTAATTTAAAACCAAGTGGTGATAGGTAGTTTCTATTCTTTAGTTGTGATTTGTACCAGTCGGCAGACATGTCAACTTCCCAAGCTATAACTATTTAGTCAGTCACAATTAAACGTTTTCATTAACTTATCTGCACACTCGTAGATTCTCATATTATTTGTTGGTGAACCATTACCAAACTCTTGGAAGAGAATTGTTAATACTTCACTTCTTATATTCATGCACTCTTTACTGTAGCGCGAACTAAGATTTTTTTGGTTCATGTTGTTTAACGTTTGCATATACCATATTGTAGTAGTGTCCACTGGTATTATTATGCTTCTCCAGTTGTTCTAGAATAGAAGACCAGATTAAATATTGCATATTACTTTTCATATTATAGCAGTTTTTTTATTTTTATATAGACAAAAAAAGGGGTCCGTGAGGACCCCAAGATATTTGTAATGTAAAATTTACATTAGGTTTGTAACCTGTGTACGTCTGTAATACATGTTAGCATTAGCAGTTAGTGATTCTCCATCAGGAGTTCCACTGTATACACCGTTAGTTGTAACGAATGGGTTAGATACCATACCGTAACGTGTTTTGAATCCAATCTTAGGTTGGAATGTGCTTGGGTCTATTGAACGAACCATCTGTAGAGGAACGTATGGGCAATAGAACAGTCCAGCATCATAAGGAGAAGTACCCTTGTAACCTACGACATAGAAGTGCTTGTCGCTTAGGTTAGCAGCATATGGGTCAACATAAACCTTAATGCGTCCGTTGATTGTACCAACTAGAAGGTTTCCAGTATCATCAACTTCACCGATGGAAGGTCCACCAGCACCAGTCAAACCAGAACTATAGTCAAGTACACCAGCCATTGCTAGAGCACTAGCAACGTCAGCAGAACACATCAAGAAGTTACCCTTTCCTCTACGAGTCTCTTGAGCAATTGCGTTTGCATCTCTCTCGATTTGGAATAGAAGACCTTTGAACTTCTCAACTGACCATCTACCGTTGGAGTCAACGTCTAGGTCAAATACACCAGAAGTAGCAACGTTATTCGCTGCACCTTTCTTAGCAACCTGATATACGGTTCTAACAACTTCTCTGTTGATCTCAGCAAGAACTTCAGAAGATAGGATGTTAGCAAGTTCTTGCTCTGCATCCAATCCATGAATTGCTTTCAAGTCTTGAGCAAGTTCTAGAGTGTATTCTGCTTTCAAAGCTCTGGACTTAGCAGTCACAGAAGTCTTCTCAATGCTGAATGACATTTCACGGAACAGATTACCTGTTTCGCCCATTGTTTCTAGATCTTCTCTAGACATTCCCTGTGCCTTCTCATAGGTTCCAGGTGAAGCGTCGTTAAGTAGAGCAGGGTTGTTACCCTCAGAGTCACCACCAACACCAGCACCAGTTCTAGGAGTATATGCTCCAGCAGTTGCCTCTCCAGAAGCAGAGAATCCTGTATCTGGTTCGTTGAATAGTGCTTCCTCGCCGCCTTGGTTCTCGTATCTAGATCTCATTGCGAAGATCAGACCAGTAGGACCAGACATAGGTTGTACACCACAGATATCGTATGCTACCAAGTTAGGCATAGCACGACGAATCAATGAGATCAATACAGGGTCGAAACCTGCAAGACCTGCAGTATTACTGTTTCCGAGTGCAGATCCAGCTGGAGACACAGTACCTGCGCCTAAACTGTTAACTGCAACTTCGTTAAGCATTCCACGCTCTTCGCGAAGGAATCTTTCTTGGTTTTCTAGAAGAACAGCGGTAACACTTTTTCTATAATTGTCTTTGAT